ACTAACCACCACTTGCCGTCGACCTGCATCGCCCGGGAAAGGAACCGGTTTCCGATCTCGCGGATGACGCGATTCGCCGAATACGCGACGCCCTTCTCTGTCGCCATCCATTCCTGGGAGAAACGTACCGCGGCCCATGGGTCGCCCGTAATCGGGGTATCCGGATGATACGGATACCATCCGCTCGCGAATCGATGCTCCGTAACGCCGAGCGTAGCTCCGACTTTCTGGAATGCCTTTACGGCGCCCTTCGAGATCTCTGTACGGCCCGAGTAGAGCGTTCCGGCGTTATCGAAACGCTTCCCCTCGGATACCTTGATCCCGCAGACGGCGCGGATAACGGCGACGAAGTCGAGAGAGTCCGTCGAGCGCTCGGCGAGATCCGTCTTTACGAAGCCGTCCCAGAAGTCCGCAGAATCGCGGTCGACGTCCATGATCCATTCATCCTCGGAGGCGCCGTAGATCTCGTCGAGAATAGCGCGCGAGCCGTCGTAGACTCGTAGTTCGGCCGTCGATTCGAGGGTCGGATCGTTCGGATCCTTGTTCTTCGATCCGTAAAAAAGCGTCCAGGGCGGCGCCGGCCCCTCGACGACGGTCGTACTTCCTACGTAGTCCTTCTTCTTCAGACGGATATCGTAGGAATGGACCCCGTCGAGCGTATCGAAGAGGATGCGGTATTTTGCTCCGTAGGCCATGGGTCTACTTCCGGCCCTCGCGGTCCATGCGCCGGTCGACGACGTGCCATGAACCCCAGATATCCTCGCCGCGGAGGCGGAAGTCGCCACCCTCGAAGCGAACGCGTCTCGACAGGATATCGCTCGTCTCGGGCGCGGATATGACGTCGGATCCGCGCGGAAGATTTACGAGCTCCGGACCCTGTTCGCCGACGATCGCAGGACCGCCCGAGAAGTTCTTTACGCCCCGGGCGAAGCGTGGAATTACGCCTTCAAGCGCCTTTTCGATCGCGATTCCGCCGGCGGTCGCGACGGCTATGTTAATCGGAAACGGTATCGTGATCGCCGACTTCGCGGCGACGGTTGCGACGGCCTCGGCGATCCGCGCCTTGATGACGCGCCGAACGGAGTCGACGACGGCGTTCGCGGCATCCCGTACCGACTTGATCTGACGGAAATCGGCGGAAACGATCGCTTCGATCGCTTCTTCACGCTTCTGGCGCTCCTCCTCGCGCGCCTTGATTCTCTCGCGAATCGCCGCCTTTTCCTCTTCGGTCCTCGCCTGCTCGAGCTGCCTTATCATCGTATCGAGCTCCATTTCGGCATCGAGGATCTCCGCGTTCAGGCGGAGGCGCTCCTCGAGTTCGGTTCTCTTGCCTCCGATCGGTACGGCCGCGCGGTCAGGAGCCGGGCGGTCAGGAGCCGGGCCGGTATCGCCTCCGCCCTCGTCGTCCCCGCCGCTACCGGGCTCAGGCTCATTCGAGCGAACGAGGTCATTTAGCGCGACGCGCGTCTCGCCGATCATCTGTTGGATTTCGAGGACGCGGGCGGCCGCCCGCTTGAACTCGGCCGACTGGATTCCCATGACGCGGGCGAGATTCCTTTCCGCCCTCGCCTCGTCGAGCTGCAATCCGAGGAAGATCAGACGGGCCTTTAGCGCATCCTCCGTCCATCCGGCGAGAGCGCTACGGTTATCCTCGACCTTCGACGTCGCGTCTTCGATCAAATTATTTATCCGGCGCTGAATCACCTCCCATGCCCCGAAAGCGGCGACTACGGATAGGATGATCTTCGCGAGAGCCCCCCATGGGTTAGCTGCCGTCGCTACGTTCAGGGCCTGTTGCGCGATCGCCGCCCCCTTCGTCGCCGCCTTATATGCGAGCTGCGCCGACGTCATGACCGCGATAACTTTTACGGCTTCCTTCGCTTCGTCCTGGTAGTTCCGCAGAAAATTGATCGTAGACTTGATCGCTTCGATTGCGATCAGAAGCGTATCCCGAATAGCCTCGCCGAGCGCCTTTGCGTCCGCCTGCAGGTCTGGATCCGAAATAAAATTATTGAGCTCCGTTACGACGAGTTCGACGGCCGGCAGAAGCTCGAGCGCGAGCGTTTCGCGGAGATCCTGAATTCTCGCCTGGATCTGCCTCGTCTGGTTCGCCGCCGAGTCCTGCGTCCGCGCCAGATCGCCATGAGCGAACGCGGCCTTTTCGAGGATCAGGTTATACGACGCCTGCGCCTTCTCTGCCTGCGTAAGCTGATCTGCCCGCTCCTTCCCGGTCTGGATAAGCGCCTTCTGCTGTACGTCCGATTCCCGAACGACGATTCCGAAGCGCTTTAGCTGCTCTCTCTCGCCGACCAGGCCGGCATTAATCGCCCGGAAGGTATCCTCGATCGGGACGTTCGTAAACGACGTCAGATCGGCCGCCAGACGCGCGACGGCGACGCTCATATCGGCCGAGGCGCGCTCGGCGAAGCCGGCTCCCTGAAGGATCGCCCCCGTCGTCGCGGTAAGCTCCTTCGCCGCCGTTCGGCTCATGCCGGAGAGCGCCGCGTACTGATCGATGTACTTCTCGACGACCGGCGTCGCGTCGCCGAAGACCGAATTGACCTTATTCTGCGTCTCGAAGATCTCGGCCGAAAGACCGGTAAGCTTCCGGCCTTCGGAGACGAGGCCACGAATAGCTTTTCCCGCGGCGGCGGCCGCGCCGACCATTAGGCCTCCGACCGCGAACGAAAACGCCTGACCGAGATCAAAACCCGACTTCGACGCCCTATCCGTCGAGCGTTCGAGTTTCTTGATCTGGCCGTCGATCCCGCGGATTCCGGTAACGGCGCCCTTATCGTCGACGACGACTTCTATCGCGATCGTACGCGCCATTTACCGTTTCCTCATTTTCGCCTTCGTTTCGGCGTATGCGACGTTCAGGTTCGTCCGTTGCCAGTAGACGAGGACTTCTTCGAGCGGCGCCTCGTAGACGGTCATGTATTCCGAGAACGGCGTCGGATTCCCCTGGCCGTCGAGCGGCGCCCATGCTCTCAGGATAGAGCGAGATCCTCCTTTTGGAGTCGGGACGCCTGCTCTTCGATAGAGTGGAGTAAGACGCTCATTCGCCCTTCGATATGCTCCCCGTACGCGTGCAAAAAAAAATCCGTCAGCGCGTAGTAGGCGATCGCCTCCGCCTCGGAAAGCGCCAGATCCCGGAGCTTCGGCGGATTCTCGAGGACGACGTTTACGAAGTCCTGCATCTGCCCGATGCCGAGCTTCGTTTCGTCGAGCGTCTTTTTCGGGGCCTCGAGGAAGCGATCGATATCGATCCCTGACGCCGCGGCCGCCGATTCGAGAAGCCGCGGCGTAACCGGATCCTTGAAGCGAAGTTTTCGCCGGTTCCGATTACGCCGCAGGCCGAAGAAATCACGGATCATTACGGCGACTGGTCGTCTTCGATCGTCGTTCCTGCCTGACCGGAGGTCGTCGAAAACTCGACGCGATGGTAGGCGTCCCCGCCCCCGAGGGGCCGGATATTCGCCTCCCCGACGCGAACGCGGGCGCCGCGGACCCCTCCGACGACCTTCGCGACCTTCGTTCCGTCGATCTTTTCGAACGTGAAACGAAACCAGGTACGCGTACCCGGCGTCGGCGGCGTCGCGCCTTCCATCAGAAACGCCCCATTAAGCTGGACACCGTCCTGCTTCGGACCATCGACGCCCATTTCGGTCGTAATGATATCTTCGAGACCCGTCTCGAGGTCTTCGGCCTTGAAATCGCCGACGTCGACCCAGGTAGGCGTTCCGCCGGTACTCCAGGTATAGTCGGGCGCGTATTCGATCTTGTCGAGATGCATAGCTTACTCGCTGTTTTTCGCCTTCCTATGCGTAAATCGGACGAAGTCCTCGCCGTTTACCCGAGAGATAGCCGTCGCCGTATCGTAGCGAGCCTCCGTCTCGAGGACGAGTTTTCCGTCTGCGATCTTCGCTCCCGAGACCTTCAGGCCGGACGGTAGTCCAAGCCGTTCGATCGGGATTTCAAGCGTGTTCGGTTTCTGGTTCTTCTTTGCCATAGTCGTTATCAGGCCCTATGTGACCGTTTTATTATCGTCGTTCGTATAGATCGTCCCGACGTCGAGCCAGGCGGTTACTTCGCCGATCTGGACCTGCGCCCGGTTCCATTGAAGGCGCGTTATCCATGGAATCAGACCGCCGGCCTGCGAGAGAAAGGCGTCGCGTAGCGTTTCGAGTTCGCTTCGCTTTTGGGCCGCGATATAGACGACGTACTCGCGCTCCTCGTCGAACTTCTTCCGGGAATTCGTCCGCGGCGAGAGATTCGTATCGTCGCTCCCGAGGTAGAAGGCCGGATACCGGACCGGTTCGGTCGGAATCTCGTCCTCGATCTCGCGAAACTTCTCGGTCGCTTTCGCGGCGGCGAGCAGGCTATTTCCGAAGTCGGCCATTCTATCCGATCCTCCGCTCGACGTGCGCATCGATCGCCTGCGCCGCGATCGGCTCAATGAAACGAACGACGTGATCGACGAAATTGACGCCCTCCGTTCCCTCCTTCGAAATCTTCGTAGCGACCGCCCAGGCGACGGACGTCTTTTCGCGGCCGGTCAGGCCGAACTTGACGCGTACCCATTTCTTGATCGGATCGATCGGCGGCCAATGCGGCTTCGTATTCTTATCGACGAACGGCCAGTAGGTCACGTTCGGACCCCATTCGAGCCGAAATCCGCCGAGGAGGCGCTTGATCTCTCCGTCGATCGAGTCGATCAGGTCGCCGGTCGCCCGCTTACCCTTTTTCTTCAGGTAGTCGGCCGCTCGCTCGGTCATTCGGTCATGGACGTCGTCGAGCCCTTCGAGAATTCCTTTCTCGATCGCGTCCAGGTCCTCCGATAGATCGAAGTTCGTTCGGATACGGATCATAGGACGAAGACGACGTCGTCATCCGGTCCCGTCTGGTAAGGACGAAGAGCCGTCGAGACGTGCAATGTTTCAAGGAGCAGTTTCGCTTTCGCGAAGAGCGTCGACCGGTAGCCCTCGAGTTCGCGCCGGCTCATGAGCTCGGTCGCGGATTCAGTCAGGCCGATCGATCGAACGAATCCGCCGTTCGAGGAAAGGCGGAGGTTCAGGATCGGGAAGGCGGCGAAGTAGGAAAGAACGGCGAGCGCCTGCAGGAGCGTCTGCCGCTCTTCGGTAGAAGCGCCGAGCGCGACGACCTCGTCATAGCGCGTCGTTCCGAGGATCCGTTTTGCTTCGATGACGGCCTGATCGTATCCGCTATTGAGGATCTTCTCGCCGAGATCGAGATCGGGTTTCCCGTTCTGCGTTATTCCGTTATGCTTCGCGACGTCGTCGCGATTTATGAGCTTCGCCATCTATCCCCCGCGCCGGTTCGGCTATTCGTCTGCGGCCGCGAGGAAGTCCTCGACGTCGCCCTTCGTAATCCGGCCATCCTTTCCGGTCCCGGTTACGTCTGCGAGATCGACGCCTTCTTCGCTCGCGAGATCGGCGGCGCCAGACGTCGCATTGACGTCGCTCGCCGGCTTATCGTACCACTTCTCATGGACGTCCGGATCGTAGTCCGCCTCCCGGATAATCCGGTATCCGAGGCGCGAGTCCTCGTTTACGACCCTTATGGTCGGAATCTGTCTGAGCATGGTTTACCCCGTCGGTTCGTTTTCTGAATACGGGAATTCAGGTAGTCCGGCCGCGCCGTCGGCGGGGTATGCTATCCGAGGATTCGCGTCGCGAGTGCAGGACGAACGAGCGCGACGCCCCAGAGGATGTCGAACGACCATTTCGTCCGCTTATGCTCGCGCGATACCTCGAGACGAAGCGGGAGACGCGTCTCCGGATCCGTCGCCGTCATGACGAGGTTTCCGAGACCGTTTCCTTCGGCCTCGAGGGGCCGTACGGCGAGCGCGAACGCGTCGCGATGGAACGCCAGATTGACCGCATGCGAGGCGACGAGAGAAACGGCTTCTCCGTCGGCGGGAACGGCGACCAGGCCGGGCTCGATCTTGATCGTTACCTCTCCGGCTCCGCTAGCGGTCGCGTCTTCCTTGACCGCATACTGCTGCGCATGACCGGCGAACGTGATGATATCGCCCTTGTGATAGTCGCCCGTCGTCGCGGTCAGACCGTCGACTACGACTTCGTCGGCGCCGACTACGAGAGCGCCGCCGCCGTCCTTGACGACAGGCGTACCGCCCGGCGTACCGGCGACGTGCGTCGGTACCTGCTGGTCGTAGAACCAGTCGAAGCCGAGCTTCCGACCGATTACGCCGTTCAGGATGACGCCGCCTTCGGAGGTAAAGGACGAATCGGCGAATTCCTTCAGGTTGATCGCGTTCTCTTCCGCGTCGGGATCGAGAACGATCCGGCGGTCCGAGCTCGGCGCCTTCTGCTTATTCAGGAGCTTCCGCGCCGCGGTAGCCTCCGAATAATTCGACCCGAACGGGGTCGTAGCGGCCGCGCCTGCCGCTCCGTAAATGAGATGGTACGTATCGAAGAGCGTCGCGTTAAGCTTCTCGGCGAGAGCTTTGACGGCCTCCGATACCTGCATGGGGATGATTCCGCGCGAGACTTCCGCCATGTCCTTATCGGTCATGTAGAAGCCGGCGTCGAACCACTGGTCGAGCTTGATCGGCGCGGTCGTCGGAGTGACGCCGCTACCGGCCGGGGGAGTTTCGGCCGGCGTTACCGCCGACGCTGTGACTGCGGACGGGATCGGTACGTTGATCGTATCGCCCTTCTGCGCGACCTCTGTATCGAAGTCGGTATTGACGATACTCGGAAGGATCGTCTGTCCGCGAAGTGCCAACAGACCCTGTGACAGGATCTTCGGCATTACTGCTTCTAGTGTGTTCGGCATGATCTATCGGGTTTTCGATAGATCCGCGAAGTAGAAATGCGTCCTTCCGGACGTTAGTCGATAACCTCGGCCGTTCCGCTCGCGACCGCTTCGGGATCGAAATCCCCCTGCTGCATCTGCTCTCGGGTTACGACCGATCCGGCGCCGCCGGAGCCATTTCCTGGGCTACCTGAGCCGGTACCTTTCGGCCGATCGCGCTCGAAATACTGGAACTTCTTGTCCTGCTTCCTGAGAACATCGAAGACCTGTCCTGGCGAGGCGTACTTGCCGGCTTCCGTCATGACGGGATTTCCGTTCGAGTCGACGAAGTAATGTGCGTCTTCGTCTTCGTCGTACTGGAAATACTCGTCGGCGACGGTCCGGATAAACTCCGGAATCGGGGAGAACGTCGTAGCGAGCCGATCTTCGCGAACGCCTGCGTCCGGGGCGGCGGCGAGCAGATCCCTGTGCAGGATCGCCTTATTCGCCTTCTGGTACTTCCCCTTGAACTGGTCGCGTTCTTCTTCCGTCGGCCTGAGTTCTTTCTTCCGGACGGCTTCCTCGATCTCGCGCTGCTTCTCCGGATCGATCTTCGACTTTACGCTTCCGCTTTCGTCGAGCTCGATTCCGCGATATCTGGCGGCTCGTTCGAAGAAGTCGTCGTCCGAAACGAGGTCTTCTTTCTCTCTCTCGTGGCCTTTCCGCTCGCGCTTCAGGCGATGTTCGACGATTCCGTCGATACGATCCTGAGTAAGAAGTTGAACATCGTCGCCGGATTCGGCGGCTTCTACCGAGACGTCCTTTTCGTCTACTTCGTGGACCTCATCGTTAATCTTGACTTTGAGCTTCATTCCCTGTCTAGATTTTTTTCGAAGGCCCGACAGTCGAGCCAGGTAGACCGCTCGTAAGTAGACCCGAATCGATTTCGCCGCGAGCGTAAGACGGCACGCCTGGTTCGTAAGGCGCTATTGGGAAGAGAAACGGAGTCGGACGAGCGGCCGCATCGCAGGATGTCTGCGCCGGCCGCCGCCCTTCTCCGAGTTTGGAGACCGGCCGAAAAGAAAACGGCCGGACTACCTTATCCCGTGCCCTAAGTGTACAACCATGGGCGGGATATCGTCAACCCCATGCGTAGAATAACGGCTCAGAGGGTTTCTTCTTTCTACGCGGAGCGTTATAATCCGAATAGAGAGGCCGTTTCGATACGGTTTCGATCGGTTTGGAGAGCCTTATCCCGTCTGCCGTCGGCGGCTTTCGCGAACCGGATCGAATCCGAGGCAACGCGCGATCCGCGCGAAGCTCGCCCCGGGACCGTAGCGGCCGGCCTCTCTAACGGACGGGGCCGCGCTCCATAAGACGCGGCGGATTCTACGATGGGTGATGCCATGAGGGTGGTTTCCAGGATCGCGGGTTCGACTCCCGCCCCGTCCGCAAGCGGAGGGCCAGGCCCGGCGAAAGCCGGCGGGGTACTCGTCGGCCGATTGCTAGTCCACGTCGAACGCCGGCTCGGTCCTCCGCCCTTCTACTCGAACCACGAACTACGCGAAACGACGAAAATGGATATCTCTACCGAACTTGACTTCTCCCCCGTCTTCCGATGCGACGAATGTCACGTCGTCGACGATCGGCATACGCGGTACGACGTCCGAAGGGCGATCGGCCACCCGGACGTCGAGCATCTCTGTAATCAATGCGCGGCCGCGGACGACTACTCCGTTATCTGCGAGGACTGCCAGAACTGGGTTCATCCGAGCGACTGCCGCGACCTCGACGACGATATCGTCTGCGCGCCTTGCTATGAGGTCCTCGCACCGAAGTCCGAATCCGTAACCGAAAACCACGAAGCCGCCCTCGGCTAGACTATGAGCGGAAGAGTCGAAATCGTATCCATGACGCCGTCGGAGTTCGACGAAAAGGTCGAAGCCGCGGTCGCTCGCCGGACGAAACCGCTCGTTAAGGCGATTCGCGAACTGACCGACCAGGTCTTCCGGATGCGGCCGGTCATTACCCATCATGAGGCCCCGAAATTCTTCGGCGGCGCCGTCACGAAAAAGACGGTCCTCGAATACATCAACCGCGAGGATAATCCGCTCCCTGCCCATAAGGAGGGTCGGACGTACTTCATCGACGTCGGCGAGCTCATGGACTGGCAGCTCGGACTGACGCCTGCCGAGCGCGGCGAGGAAACGCGGCCGTCGGCTCGGATCTATCGACTCGATACCGCATCACCGAATACCGGAGGGGAGTCGAGCTAGTGGTGGGCTAGCCTCGACTAAGGTCGGCCGAACGAGTTCATTTGCATTGGATTCTCGCTCCGGCCGGCCGCCTCTTCGGTTTCAGAATCCCTTTCCCCATGAAATACCACACGACGAAGGACCTTCAGAAAGCCGCCGAACTCTACGGGCGCGGCTACTCGACCAGGAAGGTCGCCCG